TGGCTCGGATGCGCGTTGGGGCTTTATCGGCGTCGATATGCTGTGGGACAAATATTGCGAGGAGTATCCCAAGCTCGCCGATGGCTCCGCGAATCCGTTGATTCAGCAGCTCGGTGCCGATCCGAGCGACGAGGCATGGCACGCGATTCATGATGACTATCCCGATTGGTTTCGCGGCGCGACGGATACCACAGGCGACGAGGCGACGAAAGCCACGCGCGCGGTCCGCGTCACGGACTACTGGTATCTGGAATCAGACACGCGGGAACTCGCGATTCTGAAAGACGGCACCTACGCGTGGATGAACGAGCTCGAGAACGATCATCCGCGCGCCGCCGATGATGCGAGCCCGGAGGATCTCGCGGCGCTGCCGGATCAGGCGGTCGTGAACACCCGATTCGTCATCGAACAGGTCGTCAAGAAAGCGACGATCGATGGGATCAACGAACTCCAGAAAGACCAGTGGAACGGTCCTGATCTCCCGATCGTGAAAGTGCTCGGCGAAGAATTGCAGCCCTACAATCACGAGCGCAAGATCGAAGGCATGGTCGCGCCCGCGCGTGGCGCGCAGATGGGCACGAACTACATGGTCTCCAAACTCGTGGAGACCGTGGGCCTCACGCCGATTCCGCCGTTGCAGGTTGATCCTGAAGCGATCGACGGTTACGAGGAGTGGTATAAAGTCGCGAACACGCGCGCCCTGCCCTATCTGCCCGCGCGGACCTACGACGACCAAGGGCGGCAGCTCAAAGAGCCGCATCGGCCCGCAGTCGATCCGAACCTGCTCCCGATCTCGCAGTCGATCGCGTTGTTCATGCAGTTCACCGAGAAGACGACGGCGGTCCCGGCCGCGGCGCTCGGCGATATTGATCCCGTCACGCGCAGCGGCAAGGCGATTACCGCGCTCACGCAGAACTCACAGCGGAGCACAAGTAACTTTCTCGACAATCTGATTCGGTCACTGCGCTATGAAGGGCAGATCGTCAATAACCTGCTCTATCCGATCTACGGCGCCCGCCCAGGACGACTCGTGCGGATCATGACGGGCGCGAATCAGAATGAGACGTGGGTGATCAATCATCCGCAAGGGCAACCGATGCCACCGACGCCGCAGGGTATGCAGATTCACGGCGGCGCGAAACTCACACCAGACGCCAACTTCAACGTCGCGATCAAAGTCACGCGCAACTACGACACGCGGCGACAGGAACTCGAGACGACGCTCGGCGAAATCATCGGCAAAGATCCGCAATACGGCCTGAGCACGTTTGGCGATCTGTTTTTCAAATACCAAGACGGGCCTGGGCATCTGGAACTCGCGGAGCGCGCAAAGGTCATGCTCGCGCCGCCCGTGCAGCAGATGCTCGCCGCACAAGCGCAAGGCGGACAGTTCGATCCAAAGGACGCGCAAATCAAGCAACTACAAGGGCAAGTCGCGCAGGCGCATCAGATCATCCAAGGGAAGCAAGCCGAGAAAGCCGCCGAGATGGGCGGCAAGATGCAGATCGCGCAGATGCAGGAGACCTTCGAATCGCAGCGGCATCGGGAAGACAATGAAACGAAGCTCGCCGTCGCGGAACTCGGCGCGAAGGTCGATCGACTCGCGCTCTTTCTGGAAGAACGCGCACGGGTCGGCACGCAGCAAGCGGACGCGCAGCAGTCGGCATTGGATCGCAATCACGAAGCCGCGATGGCGCACGCCGACGCTGGTCATGAGCAAGACTTGGCCGCGCAGGATCAACAGAACCAACAGGGCCAGAACGTCCACGATGCCGCAATGGCCTCGATGCAAGCGCAGCCGCCGCAACCGCCCGCGCCGAATGGTCAGCCATGAATCTGACTGAATATCGCGTTGAACGAAAAAACGGCAAGGGCCAGACACTCGCCGCAGCGCTCAAGCGCCCGAAGACACTCGCGCAATGTGCCGATGTGCTGATCGATGTCGTGCTGCCCGCGCTCGAGCAATTGCTCCATAACGAAGCGGTCGCGCAAGAAAAGATTCTCGCGCTCGAAGCCGAAGTGAAACAACTGAAAGAACTGCACGGTGGACTCGCATGAACGAAGAGATTCAGCCGCAGACGACAGAACAATCGACCGAGCAGGCGCCCCCTGAAGAACTCTCGCTGAGCGAGCATGAGGCGCAATTTCCTGGCGGATCGAAGCCGGCCGTCGTCGTGGCTGAAGATCAAGCCCCGATCGATGAAACGCCGGACGAAGCGACCGCGCGAGAGACGCGAGCGGCCGACCAAGCCCGCGACAAAGACACCGGCCAATTCAAGCCGGGCCGACGCCGCGCGAAGTCACAGCAAGCCGGCGCCGATGATGTCCCACGCATCAAGGAACTCACGCGGCAACTGCGCGAGCGTGACGAAGAACTGACGCGGCTGCGGACGCCGCCCGCCCCCGTGGCTGGGACTCCGATCACCCCGGTCGGAGGGAACGGGAATGGGCACGCGCCCGCGGCCGCGCCACAGAAACAGGGCGAGCGGTTCGTCTTGCCGGCGCCGCCGTTTGATCCCGAGCCGAGCGAGAACGATCCGAAATATGGCGGCGACTTCACGCGCTATCTGACCGAGGCCGCGAAGTGGAGCGCCCGACAGGAAGTGCGGCAGAACGAATTCGATCGCTACGTCGCGCAGCAGCAAGAGACCCAGAAGCAAGCGGCCGAGAAAGAGAATCGCGATTTCGCCAGCCGGGTGGATGCCTCGCGGGCGAAGCATGACGACTTCGAAGAAGTGGCCTTAGAAGCCCCGACACCCATCCAGAAGGACACCATCCCCGATATTTTTATTCGCCGGGATGACAATGGGCCTGAGGTGTTGTATTATCTGCACGCGCATCGGCAGGAGTTGGACGAGCTTCTGCAGATGCCGGAACTTGGACAGGTCAAGTTCCTCACGTTGCTCTCGCAACGGCTCTCGTCCAACGGGTCAGGGTTGACCGGCGCGACGACCTCGGTCCCCGGCCCGAAAACGATTGTATTGCCGCACCCTCCTCCTAAGGTCGTGAGGACGACGGCTCAGCCAGCGCACAGCGGGGTCCCTACGGATCGCGAGCTGAGTTTGTCGGAGCACGAGCACTACTACCAACCGACGAAGCGACGCTAGACCCGACCGACGCCCGCCGTGCCTTGTGAGGCTCGGCATGAATCTGTTCATTTCTCCGGCCTGGGTGACGACCGATACGGCGGTCGGCTTCAAGAACAACCTGAAGCTGATCGGGCGGTTCGATCGCTCCTGGGATTCCACCTGGGAAAACAAACCAGGCGGCGCCAAGATCGGCTATACCACGCAGGTTCGCATCGAGCAGAAGTGGGTCGTCAACGAAGGTCAGGCGCTCGTGCAGCAGCCGATCTTCAATCAGACCGTCCCGCTCACCATCAACCATCAGTTCCAAGTCGGCATGGGCTGGTCCTCCGCTGACGATGCGTTGCTGGTCGAAGAAGTCCAGAGCCGCTACACCCAAGTCGCCGGCCGCAAGATGGCGAATAAGTGGGATGTGGTCGCGGGCGCCGAAGTCTACAAGCAGGTCTACTTCCAAGTGGGCGCTCCAGGCCAGCCGATCGCGTCCACGAAGCTGTTCACCGATGCCGTCGCGAAGCTCCGCAATGTGGCTGTCCCTGAAGAACTCTTCACGGTGATGGACCCGGGCACGCAGAGCCAGTTGCTGCAGCTGGCGCAGCCGATTTTCAATCCGATCGAGAAGATCAGCAAATACTTCAACACCGGCCACTTCTCCGGGCCGGCGCTGGGCATTGACGAGTGGTCGTGGGACCCGAACGTCCCGACGCACACCACGGGCACCTTCACGGCGTCCACCTGGTTGGTCAGCGGGGCGAATCAGACCGGATCAACGCTGGTCGTCAACGGCGGCGGCACCTACGCGCTGAACGCGGGCGACACGTTCTACATCGCGGGCGTGAACGCGATCAATCCCGATTCCTTCGTGGACACGGGCAACCCGCAGGCGTTCTCGGTTCAGGCCGCGATTTCAGGGAGTGGCGGCACGCCGTCGTTCACCATTGCGCCGCCCATCATCGGCCCAGGCTCGGCGTTGCAAACGGTCACCGCGCTACCTGCGAACAACGCGCAGATCACCTTTGTCGGCGCGACGGCGGCCGTCTCTGGCACGATGTCCGCGCAGAGCTCGAAGCAGACGCTGCTCGCGCATCCAGGCGCGTTCGCGTTCGTGATGGCCGACTTGCCGGCAAAACTGCCCGGGGCGAATTCGTATCGGAAGAACGACAAGGACACGCGCATCTCGATGCGGTGGGCCGAGCAGTGGAACATTCAAACGGATCAGGAAGCCAGCCGAGTGGACACCATCGGCGGCATCGGCGTGATCCTCCCGTATTTCGCCCTTCGCGTGTGGACATAGGGAGACGACGAATATGGCACCGTTAGCATCCGCTCAGCTCAGCGCCGCGATTACGCCCAATCAACTCTCGTTCGCGATTCAGTCGGGCGTCACGCCAACCGGCGCCGTGGGCTTTCCGCCCGTGGGCACCTTTCCCCAAGTCCAGTTGCCGTTGCAGATTGACTCCGAGATCATGTATGTCGTCAATCAGCCGTCCTCTGGACTGCTCGTGGTGCGGTCGCGCGGCGCGGAAGGCACGATCGCGTCATCGCATGATTTCTTGACGCCGGTCTACATCGGCGCCTCGACGGACTTCGGCCCGAATCCGCCCGCGATTTCCGGCTTCATCGACATCACGAATGCCTACCCGATCAATATCGGCAGCCTGACCTACACCGTCGCGCTGCCGAGTTCCGACACGATCTACAACATCAACGCGGTCGCGGCGGCGGCGATTACCTTACCGACCCCGCTCGGCAGTCAGAACGGCCTTGTGATCAAGTTCACCGCGAACACCGGCAGCGCGCACGTCATCACCTGCACGAGCGGGATTCAGAGCGGCGTCAGCACGCAGCCCAAGAGCACGATCACGTTTGGCGGCATCATCGGGGCCGGCTGCGAACTCGTGGCCGAGAATGGCTTCTGGAATGTCCCGGTGACTGCGAACGGCGTCACGATCGCGTAGGAGTAACAATTGAGCGTTATAAATTCGCCAGAAAGCGGCTACGCGAAAGAGCGCGTCAAGTGGGAAGCGCAGAACTCCGAGATGGGCATCGGGCTCCGGCCGTATGTCTATCGCGAATATCCGACGATGATCTATCTCGCCGGGATTCCGATGGGCGAAGTCGGCGCCCCGCGCATCATCAACCAGCAGATCGCGGATGACGAAGACGCGCTGAACAATATGGCGTCCCGCGGCTGGCGCACACATCCGATGGACGCGATCAAAGCCTACGACGCGCAGAAGCTCGAGGAAGCGAAGCTCGCCGCCAACCTCGAATTCGAAATTGCCAAGGGGCGCATCAGCCAGAATGCCGCCGCCGAAGTCCGCGCGGCTCAGGCGGAAGTCGATGGGCATATGCCGGTTATGCCCGAGACGCCGATTCGTCGGCGCCTAAAGAAAGCCATTGAGGGAGGCCGCAAAGTCGGTCGTCCTCGCAAAGATGCGGCAGTCGCCGCGGAGGAATAGCGCATGGCTGCACCGAACGGATACCCTTCGTGGGCCTACAACAGCGCTGGACAGCCGGCGGTGATTGTCACGAGCCTCACGCAGTTCAATGCGCTGCCGACGCCTGGCACCTGGAGTGCCACGCCGTTCCCGGCCGCGACCACGCCGAGTGCGCCGTATGACACGTTCAACAGCGGCACCGGCACGATGCAGGTCACAGACATTCGCTTGCAGCAGCAGTTGGTCGAAGCGCGTGTCGCGAACATGATTCTGTCGCAGATGCTGGGCAACGCGGACGACCTCCAGCAAGTGCTGCGGCCGGACGTGCTGGCGAATGATTCGAGCTTGACGAGCTAATGAACGCGCCCTCGATCGAAACGCTCGCCACGCGCTCGGAACAGATGAACGCGGTGCAGATCCAGATGGTCTTCAAGGGCCGCTGGGTCACCTGCGAAATCGACGCGATGGAACTGCAACACGTCGCGCCCCTCGAATTGTGGCATCGGCATCTGGTGCCGGCGCTGCAAGCGCTCGAGGCACCGGTCCCTCAACAGGATGTGGCGCTCACCGCCACGCAGGCATAGGAGCAGGCCATGTTACTGTCCGGCACGATCTTCAGTCCGACGCAGGCCGCAACGCCAGACGGCACGCCGAGTTCCTTCAATGCGGGCCGCGCGAATGAACTGCTCATCGCGGAACTGCATGGGAAGTTTTTCACGCAGGCGTATCGCGGGAACGTCTATTACTCCAGCACGGCGTCGGCGGGCGTGACGATTCCGATTTCGAATACCACCACGCCGACCTATTCCCTGTGGAATCCCTCGGGCTCTGGCAAGTTGCTCGTGCCGGTCACGCTGTATATCGGCTGGACCGCCACGACGGCCGCCCTCAGTTCGATCGTCTGGACCGCCACGACGAATGCGGGCTCGGGCCTCTCGAGTCTCTCAGGCTTCACGGCGTTCGGCTCGAGCACGACGGTCAATGGGAATCTCGGCGGAGGCAACACAAGCGTCATGCGTGTCGCGAGTGGCGGCACCACGACGCTGGTCGCGGCGGCAACGGTCTACCGCAACACGGGGCTGACGATTGGCCCTAGCGCCTCCACAGTCGCGCCAGGCTGGGTCTGGCGTGATGATTATGAGGGGAGTTTGATCGTCCCGCCTGGGACGGCGATTCACTTGATGGCAACCACGGCGATTGCGATCGTGGCGGAAATTACGACGGTGTGGGCGGAAGTCCCGATCTAGTTCCCACAAGGCGACAGCGTTGCGCTCGCCATCGGAAACCAACGTAGGAGTCTGACATGCTGCTTTCAGGAACGATTTTCAACCCGACCAACGCCTCGTCTGCGGACGGCTCGACGAACGCCGTCAATCAGGGCCGCGCGAACGAAATGCTCGTTGCGGAGCTCCACGGGAAATACTTCACGCAGTGCTACCGCGGCAACGTGTTCTATTCGAGCACGGCCTCTGGCGGCGTGGTCATCCCGATCAGCACAACGCTGACGCCGACCTATTCCGTGTGGAATCCGTCCGGCTCGGGCAAGCTGCTCGTCCCGATCACACTGTATGTCGGCTGGACCGCGACGACAGCCGCGCTCGGCAACATCGTCTGGACCTCCACCACGGCGGCGAGCTCCGGGCTGTCCACGTCGTCCGGCTTCAGCGCCTTCGGCTCGAGCACGACGGTGAACGGCAATCTCGGCGCGGGCAACGCTTCAGTCGTGCGTGTGGCGAGCGGCGGCACGACGACACTCGTCGCGGCGTCCACGGTCTATCGCGCGACGGGCTTCTCGATCACGGCGACCACCGCGGCGACCTCTGTGGCGCCTGGGTGGACATGGCGTGATGACTACGACGGGAGCATGATCATCCCGCCGGGGAACGCGGTGAGCATCATGGCGACCACGGCCATCGCGATCACGGCCGAGATCACGCTGGTCTGGGCGGAAGTCCCGCTGTAGCGCATTCCCCTATCTGCCTAAGCGCCTGACCGGGACCGGCCGGATCGGTCAGACGCTTACGCAGGGAGGGCGAACCGTTGATTTCGACAGCGCATATCACCGTCACGAATACCGCGACCTTGGTCGCCAGCGGTCCTGGGACAGCCTATCTGCAACGTCAAGTCGGGGTGATGATGCTCGGCGATAATTCGGTGACGGAAGCCA